AGTTCCTACATCGGCAAGGTGAGAAATGATCTTCGGCAGTTGAAGAAAATGATAAAGGACGGTGCCGCTCATGAATGAAAATCCCATTTGCCCATTCACCCATCTCCCTTGCACAGAGCGTTGTGCTTGGTACGAGGAAGACCGCAGGGCGTGTGCCGTTCTGGTGTTGGCAAAAGAAGCAAAGAAGGTGACGAAGAATGTCCGATGAAATCATGAACCCCGCAGAAGATCAGGAGCTTTTTGAGCTTTCCAATGGGCGATACATCATGGATAAGGAACAGTCCCGCAAGATGTTTGCCATTAAGGAAGCCCAACCTGAGCGTAGTCACCAGATCAGCGGCACCGGGTACTCTTGGGACGAGTCGGGCATGGCAGAGCTGTTCTCGGAATGCTATCAGAACGATACCCGGTACTGCCCCGAAGCAAAGAGTTGGTTCACCTACTCCGAGGGAGCGTGGCGAAAGGATATTGGTTCTCTACTGGTTGCCGAGAAGATCAAGGAATTCTGCCGCCTGATGGCTCTTTACTGCGGAGAAATCGGGAACGAAGACCGCCGCCGTGAGTACATGAAGTTCCTTGTCAAGATGGGTGATCGCCGGTTCCGTGACCGTCTGATGAAGGACGCTGCCAGCGTCATGCCGATCACCGCAGAGCAGTTTGACGCAAATCCCTACCTCATTAACTGTCTGAACGGCACCTTTGATTTAGAGAAGATGGAGTTCAGAGAGCATGACTGGCGGGACTTCCTGACCATGCAGACTAACTTCAAATACACCTTGAAAGACGCTCAATGCGCTCGATGGGAGCAGTTCATTTCCGAAGTCACTTGTAATGATCCGGATAAGGCCGAGTATCTGCAAAAGGCTCTTGGCTACTCTATGCTCGGCATGGCGAATGAGGAATGTATGTTCATTCTCCATGGCAAGACCACCCGCAACGGCAAGTCTACCATGCTGAGTGCCATTCACCATCTTCTCGGTGACTACGCTTCCGTGTCCCCCGTGTCCATCATTTGCAAATCTGACCGCTCCAAGAATGCCGAAGCCGCCAACCCCATGCTTGCTTCTCTGAAAGGCAAGAGGTTCGTGACCATGGCTGAGAGCAACCAGTACGGCAAGCTGGACGAGGAAACCATTAAGCAGCTCACCGGTGGTGAGGAAATCAAGGCCAGAAACCTCTATGAAACCGCTACCACCTTCCTGCCGCAGTTCACTCTTTGGCTCTCCTGCAATGATCTCCCCTCGGTCAACGACAAGTCCCTGTTCGCTTCTGACCGTGTGCGTGTCATTGAGTTCAACCGCCATTTCAAGGAGAACGAGCAGGACAAGAACCTGAAAAACGAATTCCAGACGCAGGAAGCCATGCAGGGTATTTTCGCATGGTTGGTTGCCGGTTACTTCAAGTACAAGCGGTTCGGCCTGAGAATGTCCGATGATATGCGCCGTGTGGTACGGCAGTATGAGAAGGACAACGATCTGGTACTGCAATTCCTCGAAGAAAAGTGCGAGAGTGCCGATGGCTATGTCACCAGAGCCAAGTCCCTCTATGACGCTTATAAGATTTGGTGTAAATCCAACGGTTACTTCGTATGTAGTGCAAAGCGGTTTAACGCCGATATGGAAGCTCACCCGGAATGGCATGAGGGCAAGTCCACCTACCACGGCTACCCTTCCTATAAGGGTATCAAGCTGAAAGGAGCAGAATGATGTTTACCGTATTTGAGTGCCGCAAGTGCGGAATGCACTTATTCGTTGAAGAAGATAAAGGGTTTCCCAAGAAGCTCGAAAAGATTGCCGGTCATATCTGCGATCATTGTGGTGAACAGGCCGAGGGTCTTTGGAAATTGCTTGGTCGAGCAAAAGAATTTGAAGGTGAGATTGCCGTAGAATGGGAGGAATATTCCGATGATGAATGAAAACGGAAAGCGTTGTGCCGAGCCTGATTACAAGGCTATGTATGAAGCCTTACTCGAAAAAACCAAGTCGGTGGAAGCCGAGAACAAAGAGATGTGGGAGCAGATAAAAAAGCTCCGTGATGATCTGGAAACCATCCGTGATGAGCTGCTGAATTATGAAGCACTCGTTGAAAACCAGCGTGGGCAGATCGAAGCCTATCAGTTTTGTATTCGTGAGCGGAGGTAAACCATGTTGAGAGAAATCGACCCCTCTGTGGGTGATCTGGTAAAGCAGAACGAGGGCTATTGCCCCTGCGCCGTCTTCAAGACCCCTGACACTCGTTGCCCCTGTAAGGAATTCCGTGAGCAGGAGTCCGGCGTGTGTCATTGTGGGAGGTTCGAGAAAACATGAGCTACACCGAGATCATTAAAACCCTGTCTGAGCAATTTGACGCAGACACCGTGTCCCGTCCGCTGACCGGCAAGCTGTTATTGCTTGGTTCGGAAGACAGCATTTTCTTGAAGTCCATCAAGAGAAAGGCTGACACCCTCGGTATCAAGTATGACCACACTTTTCATTTCACCCCGCCCTATCGAGGTGCCGTAGTCGATACCGAAACCTGTCCCGATGATCTACGCCTGTCTACTGATGTGGACATTGACTGCCTGTTCTCTCCCGGTATGTCTTGCGTAGCTCAGGCAACCGCTGCCCTGCTGTCTTCTACGGGATTGGCCTATGAGAGAAACATTACCATCGTAGGCCGTGGTCACGCCGTCAAGGGACTGGCTCAGGCATTGCTCGACTGCAACGCTACCGTGACCGTAGCGCATTCCAAGACCGCCAGTCTGTTACAGGCCACGATGAATCGAGATGTGGTAATCTACGCCACACCTACCATCAAGAAGGAAATCTCCTATAACACCGGCGAGTTGGTCATCGACCTCGGCAACGCCGTCCCTCACCCTGACCGATTGTCTTGCGAGTACATCAACCGCATTGGTCAGCTCACGGTGAGCGTTTTGCTGAACCGGTTTGCAAAAGCCGTGAGCCGGGTGAGTTAGGTGATAAAAGTGACTGTTTCCGCAGAAAGTCTTTTCAATTTTAGAGCATTTTGAATTTTGTTTTTCACCCTGTCAGGTGAGTTAGGTGAATGATTTTAAGTTTTTGTATATAAGTCCTCTTATAGAGTGCCCTCTAAGGAGAGTTTATACGAATTTTTGAAAATGAGTCACCTATCTCACCCAAAGGGAGAAGGAGGTAATACCGTGAGTGAAGAAAATAAGCTGCCGCAGAAGCGCACCCGCCCTGATCGTAAGGACGCTCTGAGCGTTCATACTGAACCGGGTGACAATCGAAAGTATTTGGAGCATTCTCTGGCTATGTGGGATTGGCCTGATGTGGATATGAGAGAGCCTGAGATGGTTAAGGAGAGAATTGGTCAGTATTTCAAGCTGTGTGCTGATGATGATATGAAGCCGAGCGTTGCTGGTATGGCTTTGGCCTTTGGTGTGGATAGAAAAACCCTGTGGGCATGGTGTAATGGTGTGGATAGTGCCTATATTCCGACTACGAGTCGTAACCTCATTAAAAAGGCGTATCAACTTTTGAACACGCAGATGGAGAATTATATGCAGAACGGCAAGATCAATCCCGTTGCCGGTATCTTCCTGATGAAGAACAATATGGGCTATCAGGACAAGCAGGAAGTTGTTTTGACTCCCAACACTCAGCTTGGCGACTCTGCGACTCCCGAAGAATTACAGCAGAAGTATCTCGAAGCGACTGCCGCCGACTATGACCCGGAGGATTGAGCGACTTTCCGACTCTCTGGCGACTTTAGCAACTCTCCCGACTATGGCGACTATCAACTTTCCCAACGACTTTCGACTTTGCGACTCTGGTCGGCAACTCTCTGGCGACTTTCGACTATCAACTTTCCCGCTGCCGATCTGTTACCGGGTCGGCGGCGGTTTTCGTTTCTGGCTCTGGTTGATCTGGTCGGCCTGTTGTGCTGCCGGAGGTGTGCGGAAAAGTACACTTTGACGGACACCAGAAAAGCCGCCACAAAACACTAAAAATAATTAGTGAAAAAGTATTGACAACCAAATATATTTAGTGTATATTTAAGACACCAAATAAATTTAGTGCTTTCACTTCACATTTAAGAAAGGGCGGTTACAAATGAAAATTTACGATCTTCCGGTTATGTATCCCGACAGAAGCAAGAGCTTTTACGGCAAGGCCAAAATTAAAGAGCAGGAGAACGGCGAAAAGGTGTTGCAGAGTTATAACACCGATGTTTGCAAAATCACCAGCAACGGCGCATTTGTCCGCTTGTGGGACGGTTACAGCGTTACCACAATACGCCATGTAAACAGTTTTCTTTCCTTTGTTGGTATGGCTGGCGGCGGGAAAAGCTGGTGGGACAATCTCGAAGTTGGAAAGGCGGTTTGAATTATGATTATTACGAAAGAAAATCAGCGGCTTTATCTGCGCCCCCTCGATTTTAATATGTGTCGTATTTTTACGGCCTTGGCTGAGGTGGTCAAGAACCACGGCGGCAGCGTGAAACCCTCCCGTTATACGGCTTTAATTAGTGATCGAGAGCAGGACAACGGCGAAACAATCCCCGCACCCTTTACCACTTATATTACTTTTGAGCTTGACGAACTGGTTTATTATTTCCAAGTCGATCAAAACCCCTTTTTCCCGTTCTACTTCAACAAGACCCCCGCAAAAGCCGGTAAATATTCCCGTGACGCTGGTCTTGAAGAATTCAATAAAGAATGGTTGTTTGATTGTTTTTGGCAATCTAATTGCGCTCAGGCTGATATTATCGAAGCCGCTAATATGATTTTTAACGGCCTTTGTAACGCTCCTGTAAGTCAGATTATACGCAGCTATAACCGGGTGCGAGTGCCGAATACCTTTGACGGCGGTTGGCATTGGGAACAGAAAGCCGAGCCGGAACGCTTTGCCGTGATTGATTGGTAAGGAGGTTAAAACCCATGTTTGAAAAGATTTATAGAAGCTCAACCCCGTTCTTTGATACTTACCACATTTACGACCCCGTACAGGGTCAATATGTGGGTATTCTCGAAGATCATTCGAGAGGGGTTAAACATCGGTATTTTATAGGCTGGCGTTTTCCTAATGGGCATTATATACCCGGTAGCCGTCAGCCCGGACAAACAAAAATGTTTGATACAGAAGCGGAAGCTATTAAATATATTACGGAGGGTTAAAGCGTGGTTTTGTTGTGTGTGCTTCTGCTGCCGGTTTTGGTCTTGGGTGATCTGGTTAAGCTGATGAAATGAATATTTTGAAGCCGTCCGGCCTTGGGTCGGGCGGTTTTCTTTTGCCTTTTTCGGGGTCGTTGCTGATCTGGTCAAGCTGCCGGGGGTCGGGGGATATAGCCGCCAGCGGCGGGGCGGGGTAAGTGCCGAAAATACCGCAAAATATAAAAAGGCTCCACTCTCAATTCACTCTAAACTACTCTCAATTTTATCATTCCCTCAAATTAAACCCTTCACTTCAAAATAACCCTCTCTTTTTCAATCGTAGGCACAAAATATCCTTAGTCACTAAAAATATTTAATTTCCCTATTGACAACCAATTATATTTAGTGTATCATAACATCAACAGGAGGTGCTTGAAATGCAAATCAACAAAGCTATCCGTCAGATCATGACTGACAAGGGCGTGTCCCTTCTGACCATGGCAAGGGCTATCGGCAAGAGCCGGGGCAACGATGTGTCCGCTCGGTTGGTCAATCCGAATATGTCCTTCGACAAGGCCGTGGAAATGCTCGATGTACTTGGCTATGAAGTGGTCATTCAGGAGCGCAAGCCCGGAACTCGCCGAGCTGACCAGATCGTGATTGACCAGAAGGACGATGTGAAGTATGACCTGACTGCCCTGCTTGACTCGAAGGAGGTTTGACCCATGGCTATCTACTTCCTTGGCAGAGTGTCTTCCAAAGATCAGAGCCTTGCCCGTCAGCTCAAAGTGGCGCAGGAACGGTTCGACATTCCCAATGATGATGACCATGTGTTTTGCGATAAGATCACTGGCAGCACTTTTGACCGTCCTCGGTACAATGCCCTGAAAGCCAAGGTCGTAGCTGGTGACGAGGTTGTGGTTAAAGAGTTTGACCGCTTCGGGCGTGATAAGGCCGAAATGAAGCGTGAGCTGGAATGGTTCAGAAGCCGGGGCGTGATCGTCCGTATTCTTGACATTCCCACCACTCTGATTGATTTCCAAGACCAGACATGGGTTTTGGAAATGGTCAACAACATTCTGATTGAGGTGTTGGGTGCCGTTGCCGAGCAGGAGCGTAAGAAGACCAAACAGCGTCAGGCTGAGGGTATCGCCGCCATGCCGGTAGTCGATGGTCGTAAAGTATCTCCCAAGACAGGCCGGGGCTTCGGTAGAGCGAAAAAGGAAATCGACCCTGTGGCATTTGAAAATCTCGCTCAAAAACAAAAAGACGGTCTGATGACCGTGGACGAATGTTGTGCCGAGCTTGGCATAGGCCGCACGACATGGTATGATAGACTGAGAAAGGTAGGTTGACGATATGTATTACGGTGAGAGCATTGGTGCAAATCTGGTAAAAATCCTCGGTGGCTTC